TTCTTCACTAACAAACAGTACTTCTTCACTAACAAACAGTATATCATCATTGACAAACAGTATATCATCATTGACAAACAGTACTTCTTCACTATCTTATTAGTTAGTAAAGAACATCTTCTTTTGCAAAAAGTACAAAAGTGTGTACACAAAAACAGTACTTGAAAATTTTTCCACTACTTATTTTTGCAAAAAAAAACATCTTCTTCTTTTTGATAGTATAGTACTTCTTCACTAACAAACAGTACTTCTTCGTTTGCAAACTCCATAAATGTATACACAAAATTCCTAATCTCAAATTACACACCACTATTACTACTTTTTTCAAAACTATTGTTCTTCCCAATACATATATAAGAATATTTCGTTAGTATAACTATACATTGTAGAAAATAAAAAAATATAACTTTTTCTCCACTTCAAAAGTGATCAAAATGCAGATCTTCGTGAAGACTTTGACGGGTAAAACAATCACCTTAGAGGTTGAAACATCAGATACCATTGAAAACGTTAAAAGCAAGATCCAGGATAAGGAAGGAATTCCTCCAGATAAACAACGTTTAATCTTTGCTGGTAAACAGCTCGAGGACGGTAGAACTTTGGGAGATTACAATATCCAGAAGGAATCTACTCTACATCTTGTGTTGAGATTACGTGGTGGTAAAATGATATTTTTTAATTGTTATTAAAATGTTTCTTGGGGATTTTGTCTCTGATCTGAACGTGCAAAAACCACAATTTGATAGGTTTGTAGTTAATAATGAAAATGGATCTTTGTTGGTAGTACCAAATAACTACTATCTGTATTTTATCTATAACATCAACACTGATGGAACTGCTGACACGATGATTCACGCTGGAGTTTATGAAAATGCCACCGAAGCTATCATCGGATTGACGAGTCAGTATAAAAAAATAGATGATGACAATCAGGTGTTGAAAGTCTTGAATGAATACGAAATTGAGTCCGATGGTTCCTTGAAGGATAAGTATGAGCTCTTACGTGAGGATCTTAAGAACATAAGCAAAGATGGTGAATTACCGATTATTATTTACAAGTTCAAGCTTCCTATGGGAGGTTATCCGATCGAGACTGAGATTGTTGAAGGAGACATTCCAAACATCTTTGATGATCTCTCACTGGCTCCGAATGTGAACAATTCCTTGCGTGAACTCGTGACAGGGTTACACGTGAGTATACCCAAGCTTAAGGAAGTGATAACTACCAATGGTAAAAATGGTCGCCATATCTTCACATTACCTGGAAATTACTTCGTATATTTCATATACAATATACATAACAACAATATTGGACAGTTATTACACTGTAATGTTTACAGCAATGCAACGGATGCATTTATTGGAATGTATAACCAATACAAACGAGTTAATCCCGACATGGCACTTGATTTAATTTCTAGTTTGCTTCAAACAGCACCGGGAACTCAAAATGAGATATTTGATAGCAATAAGCTGGCAAGTATCGTTGAATATAATTATATGAGTAATAAGTCACCCTTTTACATTAAATGGTTCTCAGTGCCACCAGGTGATTATACCTTGGAAACAACAGTTCAAGAAGTAAAAGTTCAGAAAGGAGTTGTTCGAAAGTCAGAATATAATGCATTTATGACACAAAAGATAGCAGAGATTAAAAATACGTATGCGAGAACCCATAATGGTCAACCGATGGAACATAAAGCAGCCTTTAGACAGGCAGTTGAAGAGTGGAAACGGCTGAAAGTTACTATGTAGATACACATCATTAAGATTGCTAATTAGCAGTCTTTTTTTTTTGGTAAACTGAAAAAAAATAAATATGGATTGATAACATAAAATGGATCCTAAAAGAATTAGTGAATTAGCGAAGAAGAGCCTTCGTGATCAATACTCGTTCACATGCAACCGAGTTATTGGTTATGTTCGGGTTTCGTCGGTTAAACAATCCAAGTATTCCGAAGGGCACATCTCTTTGGAGGCTCAAAAGGAGTATATTCGTCAATTTGTTCTTGATAAGCATATTACACATGAAATCGAGTGGGTGGAGGAGATTGTGTCTGCGCGCAACATGGACAAGCAAGTTCAGCTTAAGAAAATACTTAAGAAGTTAACTCCGGGAACAATGATTGTCTCTTATGATATCTCGCGCTTTTCACGATCTGTCCGCAGTGGTGTTAACTTCCTGTATGATGTGTATAAGAAAGGCTGTCAATACTGGTTTGCATATGAGAAGATCCATTACTTGGGAACAGCAAGTAAGTTAGTTATTCACAATTCATTGACACATGCAGAGGGAGAGTCAGATAAGACCTCTGATCGAGTTAAGTTTGCAAATGCATATTTACGCATTCGTGGAGATTATCGAGGTCGGGAAGCCCCATTTGGGTACCGTATTGATAGAGATCCTATCACTAATATACGCAAACTGTTTCCCAACCCTGAAGAAAAGAAACGCATTCCATATATACGAAAGTTATTCAAAGAGTATGAAAAAGTAAACAAACGTAGCAGATATTTTGCAGATTATCTTAACGAACGAGGTATTAAGTTCCGCGAGGAGAAAACATGGACTTATAGCCGAGTTGCACCGTTAATTGAGGAAAAGATTGATGTCAGCGATATGCGGGTAGCGTTAAATGAAATCATTCCTGATACTACCCCGTGTAGACGCACACGAGCTGGTAAGATTCCACGAGCACCTAATGCAAACACACGTCGACGCTAAATCATATCTTCAATGTCATCTATTGATGACATTACTGTTATTACTTTTAATTTGGATAAATATAGATACTGAATGTGCCAACATTAACTAAGGGTGTTTCAATTCTTAAGGGTGTATCCTCCTCCATTGTAATATTCAACTGATCCTTCGGATCGCAAATACCACTCAGTTTGCAAAGCATGTGTAATGTATATGGTGAAATATCAAATTCAAGTTCACTGTCTGGAGGTGTAATAACGTCACCATATGTATGCTTAAGATCGGCAGTAATATCTCCAGACATTCCTCGACTGATGATGAAGGCATCCTTGGTTAACTTAAACTGAACCTGTTCAGCTTTGGATTTCTTTAACCTCTTAAGTTTCTCATCCAGTGATTTTACAACCCCTCCAACTGAATACAATGGTGTTTTGTAAACAGGGAATTCATATTCCTGGATTTCACTCTCCATACGTGGGATTCTACCTACATTCTGTTCACCTACACTATCATTACTTGACATAATATTAATTCCAAGAACATGTTCATTAGATTTCATCACATAAAAAAGAATACCATCTGATTTTGTGCAACTGTTAACAATAACATTGAAATTATTTAACTTACCTCGAAAGGCGAACCAGTCACGGTCAAAGTTATAGAAGTATTTAGTTTTCTTAGCATCGATCTCACCAAGGAATAAGATTTGCTGACTTTTACCCTTATGTTTTTCCTCTACAGTAGATAATTCAACAATAGATACATTTGTTTTTGTAAATACGAATGTTACTTGACCGAGTTTAACTTCTTGTAGCAACTGGATAATTCCACGAAAGCAACTTGCTTTCGATATCTCCAAGTAGACACCATAATCATCCATTTTATAAGAAAAACAGATTTAGTTTAGATATTACTTGACAAGGTCAATTAACCTTGTCAGTATTCACGAGCTTACCTCTTCAGATTTGTGATTAATATATCATCAGGTGGAATCATTGATATAAACCCGGAACCCCTTTTTACAGCAACGGTTTCGTAATGAGAACCATCAAATAGGAGTATTACTGAAAACCGATCTTTATGATTTATATTATCACTGAATGGATATCCATATACATCCATATGTGTTTTTGATACCTTGCGCATAAAATAAATATCTACATTTAGAGTATCACTGATATAATCAATCAAACCTTCACCCAGAAACTTATTATTACGAAGGTCGGACAGTAAACTAGTATATGAGATTTCACTGAACTTACTTTCTAAATAAAACAAATATGCACTTGTGTTCTTATATTCCTCAAATGTAAACTTTTCACACAGCAGTTCACGAATAGAGTCAATATACTCATCCTGTTCAGATGGATTAAAAGAATTGTATTCAGGATCGTAGGCGCTTACCAAAGCATGTAACATACAATTATTTCCACTGGATGATGTAGTTCGCACTCTGAAAACCTCTGTGGGAAATCTCTCACAGAATATCGTTCTATACATTTTGTTTATTTTTATTTATTAATTTAATTCATTTTAATATTTATTTACGTGTGATATTAATAACAACACGTTTTGACAGCTTGGTTTCACTTGATGATGGTATCTCAGCTGGAATAACAAACCCTTCGGATTTCTTTACTGTGGTTGGGATAGTTACCGCAGCTGGTTTCTTTACTGTGGTTGGAATGGTTACCGCAGCTGGTTTCTTTACTGTGGTTGGAATAGTTACTACAGCTGGTTTCTTTACTGCAGCTGGGATAGTTACTACAGCTGGGATAGTTACTGTGGTTGGTTCACTTTCTGTTTTTGGCTCTGGTGTGGTTTCCGTTTTGGCTAGAGTGAGTAAGCGTCTTTTGGGTTTGGTGACTGCTTGAACTTCCTCCTGTGGCATGGGAACTTTTTCAACAGGCTTAACAGTAGACACCTGTTTACCTTCAATCCCTTGTGGTACATATCCTATTGAAGGCACTTTTGGAATAGGTGGCATAAACTCCTCCTGGTTACTTTGCTCCCGTTGCCAACACCATGCTGCATACATTCTGGTGAGTGCAGATTCAATAGGGTTGAGAAATCGCTCCCGGTCAAGAATATAGTTGGTAGTGAGTTTAAATCCCTTCTCAGCTAGAATATTGGAAAGCTCTCGCATTCGGGTGAGATATTCAGTTTGATTTTCAACAATAGTTCCATACAGAGTGATATCTACCGTGTGATTGTCATCATAGACATCAAAATCTGCTACGCCTTCAATCGGGAATGCAAGTTTGGTTTTACCATCCTTGTGAACCACAAGACCGTTAGCCATGGTAGCTTTGACCAGATCACCATCCATAACTGTGACAAGTAACTGCCCACCGGGTGCTAGACATTTATCAATGGTGTTGATGAGTCCCTGTAGAGTTTCCGTATCTTTAAACAGGAATGTTAGAGATAACATCATCGAGATAGTGTCCACTGGTTCTTGTTGAATAGCTTGCCAGATCTTATCGGTATCTTGAGCATAGTAGGGGAATAGTTCTATTTTATTCTGTAATTCATCTGTTTGTTCCTTCAGACGTTCATTAAAGATGAGTCGGTTTTGCTCAGAGGGTTCAATAGCGTATATTTTAGTATACTTACTCCACTTGAGAATGTCACCACCACGGCCAGAACCAAGATCGAGAAGTCTTCCGGAACCCATATTGAGAACACGTGCTTTCTCACGGTTTTGATACCGACGCATTAATGTGAGATCTCGACCAAGAAGTGCCTTAACATCTAGGGGATTAAACAACATCCGCCAGGCATCATAGGCTACCTTTGCAGAGTTGGGTAGTGTTTTATTGTAACGAGCTCTGTGGAGTAGCGGTTTGCCGAGAGTGAAATCCCATCCAATTTCATAAACCACACCTTCATTAAACACAGCTGGCTTCATGTCATAAATAATATCACCGGTGATAAGTTCCTTGCCATTAGGTTTGAAAACCTCAAGACCGCCATTATTACTGATAATCCAGAATTGTTCCTTTTCAAAAAGAACATCAAAGGTGTTAAGCTCACGGGGTTTCCACTTACAGATATCTGTATAGTTAGCTAACGTTCGCATCTTTGTGTCCTTGGTAGTAGCTCGCCGGGAGAATGCAACATTACCGGTGGGTAGATAACCACTGTTGGGAGTGAAAATGAGCCCATCTGTCTTGTAGGATAGAGCATTGGTGTTGTCAATAAAGGCTTGAACACTGGTGTAAAACTCGGGGATAGTGCGACATGGATAATAAACCTTGGCTGAGAATAAGACCATAGGATTATTGGGGTCAATTTCAGCCACAAAGTCCTTAACAAGTTTTAGCCGTTCAACAAGTGTCTGTTCTCGAAGTTGAGAATTATTTTGAGTGTAGATACAGTCATAAATAACAACATACATTCCACGATAGTTAGCCATAGCGAGAGTGCGATTTTTAATAGGCACCTCCTCACATTCAAATACTGTTCCAATCCATTTGGGTGAGTAGGTTACACTCTTATGAGTATAGTGATTTAAACCGTCAGGTATGGAACCAACCCAAAAACCATCCTTTTCAACAATGAGTAGAACTCTATTGCCATCTGCTTTGGCTGTCACATAATATTCGGTCATACCGGGAGATCCAGGCTTGACAATGTATGGTATCATTGCACCATAGGACAGATCGTTAACAGTGAGGTTACGAGCTTGAGTGAGCACATTAAGATCGAATCTATCATTGAGTGGTTCACCACCAATACGGATGTTAATACTTGAAAACATATCACTACGTTGCGATAATGTATATGGAATATTGGAATTATATGCATATTGGAAGAGTTTCTTAACAGCTTCGTGGAACTTCTCTAGCGCTGTCTCAGTCAGTTGGAGAATTTCAACCTCTAACTCATATCTGTTAGTGACCCCTGAGCGATATGTTTCAGGAACATCCCAATCTACTTTGGACATATCCACATTGTTGAGGTTGACTTCTTTAACTTCACTGAGATCAAACCGATATGGTGAATGAGGTTCGGCAAAACTGGTTCGTTTCTTGCTACGTAATAATATGGGTGTGTATCTATCAACATCCTCATTGAGTAGCCGTTCTACGGATACTGCAATATTAATCCCATAATTATCAGTGTTGAAATTCGTCCATTTCTTCAAAAGGCGCTTCTCAATAACCTCAGTGCGTTGCGGTTCGGTTAAACGTTCACGCTTTCGGAGAGTTCCATTGGGTGAATTATATAATACATCTACTTCCATATATTGATCAACGCGTGGCATGGTGCTGGCAATCTTGTCGAAGGCTTTGAAGTAACGCGAAACAGATATTACTCCAATTCGAGCCTCTACCTCAACTTCTCCTTCATGATCTTGTTGCAGTTGACTCTTGACGTATGAAATTAAGTTGGAAGGAAAGTTCATTTTATATTAATCTAAGATTTAGATAATTTATTTTTTTTCAATTATGTATGATCTTGCACAAGTGGATAATTATTTTGGTGTGTAATCACACACCAAAAGATATACGCTTAGTTGAAATCACGATTGATATCATCAGCAAGTTGCTGAGCGCGCAAATCAGGACTGAGAGTAACACTCAAGTTGTAGGTTTGAGTGGTACTGCCAGTATACACATAGGGTTTACGATTACTGCAAGTCAGAGCGTCGTAAACGATGTTAAGCAAACTTTCCACATAATTACCGTCAATGTTGGTAGTGATGGGAATGTTAGCGTATGACTGTTGAGTGAAATAAGTAGCTAGGATGTTCAAGGCACCAACAGCATCTTTCTTTCGCTCTTGACAATTGGTATCACTTTCAGAGGCGGTCTTGGTGCATACTGTTTCCGTGATTGAGGAGGATGAAGAATGCCCGCAGCATTTACTGCAATTCTGTGTGGGGAAGTAACCTCGGGGTTTGTTGCATTCCCGACATTGCTTCACACAGGGCTTGTCACGACCAGCAGCCCAGCAGCCGGCAATCTTTCGCAAATCTACCAATAAGTCACAACCTAGACGTTGGAAGGCTTTGTCGACTGCTTCATCATGACCGTAGGTACTGCAATCAGTCCAGACCTCAGCCAACAGGTTAAACCAACGTAAATCCAAGCAGCCGCAGTCACCGCCCTTGTCATACAGGAAATCAGTGAGAGTAGCTTGAGAGGCTTTGGCACAGTCAATCTCACACTTGGGACATTCAGTGGTGGATGTGCAACATGTGGAACTGCATGGGGTGGATTCACACGTTAACTTGGTGGAACCACCAGATGAGAATTCAGTGCAGCACAGGGATGACTCACCACAGCACTCATTGTCTTTAAGAAGCCCCGCTTTGAACAGAATGGTATACACCAACTTGGTATCAGTGAGTGAATCAAAGTTGGGATTAATAACATTCATGTTGAACAGGTCTCGAATGCGGGCTGCACCGTCACGTTCAAAGTTAAAACCGAGATATTCCTTAACCAGACATGAGATTAAGCGTGCACGTTTAGCATCAGTGCACTTGTTGCATGTGGCTTTCAAAGTGCGAACTCCCATGCGACGGATAGTCTTGTCATAAGCCAGCTCCTTCAAGGGAACCAAACTAACTCGACCTCCATGCCAGACTGAAAGCACACATGTGGTGACTGTGTAGCACTTCTTACATTCTTTGCTGCGACAACCACAGCTGTCAGATTCATCAACACATTTAACACGGTCACTCTTAAGTTTGACAATAATACCACAACGATTCCAGCATTCCTTTAGGGAAAGTGAACGAACCACACCATAGGGGTCAAACTGCCACGCAAACCAAATCGAACCAGTGGGAATTTTCTCATAATCACACTCGTCATAATTCTTCAAATTATGACATGCTTTACAGCGGGGTGAACCCCAATGTCCAAAGCACACCTTCTTGCAATCACTCAAATCTTCACAGGGAGGAGTTGAGGATGATGAAGATGAGGAGCATTCACATTTACATTTGGAGCATGTGCTGGAACTGGACTCTGTTTTACATTTCTTACAATAATAACTGGATGAACTAGTGGTGGATGTGCATTCGCTCTTACATTTGGAGCATGTGCTGGAACTGGACTCTGTTTTACAATTTTTGCAATAGTAAGTGGAGGAAGAAGAGGAAGATGAAGTGGAGGTGCATTTATCACAACCACAACCTTTCTTATGCTTTCGATTGCTCTTACCCATTTTATGTCAGCAGAAAAAAAAATTGCTTATAGCAAAAGACTTAATTTTCCAAGGAAGGGGATTGATATTTGTTTAAATATGTGGCTGAAATATTATTGATATTGAAAGTTCGCTTCAACCAATGGATTAGACCTGTTACTGAGTTTGGATCGTCTAGGAGACCGAAACTGCGACCTTTTTCAACCACATCACATGCAAGGTTGAAGATAAAATCCTCAAATTTCCATTCATCTACGGTAAAGGGATCTGCATCTTCATAGATGACAAAGCCATCGTCGGAATAGTCGGTGTCACTGTCTTTATCGGACATTTATTATTGAGATTATAAGTTTAGTAACAATTGTTACTAAAATCAATGATGCGATTACACCTTGGGTGCGCTGGAAGTATACTTTACAATAAACTTCACAAAACTATTAATATCACCTGCATACTTATCACCGATTTGAGTCATTTCGTATAAGGAAGCTATCTCGGTTTCGTAATCAGAAAGCCAGTCTTTTAAAGGTTTATCCAACATTTTATATCTTGATTCTTATGTTTAATTACGACGATAATAACCAGGTGGACCCCGGCGATAAACAGATTGAACCGGTGTGGAATGGGATTTGACATCATCAAGTGAACAGGTTGTACATCGCTTCTCAATATCTCGAAGGAGTTCATCCCATGACATTTCAGGTTGGTGTAAGCGTCGGCGTACATTGTTATGCAACAGAAATACACATCTAACAGGACTGCGACTACTGAGTGTCATTACATCTGTGAAGAGTTCATATTTAACACTCTGTAACTCCTTCAAGAAGTTGTTTCGACAGTTATCACATGGGAAATGCTTTTTGGTAATATCAATAGCCATGTGAAACGGATGCAGATCATGCCGTTGGTATGATTCCAAGGCAGACATGAGTAAAAAACTCCACCATCCAGGACCTACAACTTTGGGATCTGTTTGCATTTTTTTACGGAGAAAAATATGTTTAGTGCTCGTTTAATTTTTCAACATAATTAGTGGATAATTCGATGACGGTTTCCATGAATTCATATATAATATCGATGTTGACATCTGATATCTTAATGGATTCATGCCACTTTTTTGATAATACCGGAGTGTTAGGCATGAGAATACTTTGTAGACGTTCGATAGTAGCAAATAGCTGATCTCGAGAGCGTGTTTTAACATCCATTTTTGACAAGTCCACTGCCATTTCCTTAGAAATGGTTTTCGGTATTTGTGCTTTTATAGTATCGATAACCATGGTGATAAAAGGTATATCACTGAGAATGTTTTCGATTTCATCTAACGCCAAGACAATCTGGTCACGCAATGCGGAATGTGCAATCAATACGTGGATGTTACTCATTTTTTTTTAGTTGTCAAATAAGTTTAGACTATAAAAAATGAACGAGGGATACAGCTACATACCAACAAATCCATATTTAGTAAATGAACCTGTTTCTTATGGTGTACCCACAACTGGAACACCCCAAAGTAGTAAACCATCTCTTGACACGACATCTGTGGTTTTCATTATCTTGACTGTGGTTTTCATTATCTTGACGGCTGTTTTCATTGGTCTCTTCATTTATACACGTAATTCATTAGCTACATGTAAAACCAGTCTTGAAGCTAAATGTCCAGCGTGCCCTGAATGTCCAGTGTGCCCTGAATGTCCAGTGGAGCAAGTTCAACTTCAAGAGCAAGTTCCAGGTATGTCATTTGCTACCGGAACTATTCGGCCACTGGTTGTTAACACCAGCAATCGAAACGAGGAGTTAATCATGTCATGCCCATCTGGGACTGTAATTGGCGATTACCAATTATATTCCAAAACAATGGATAATGGAAAGAATTCTAGAGCGGTAGATATCTCCTCAGTTATTAATCCACGGGGCGCTAACAGTTACAGTATTAATGCAGCAACCTTAATTCGAGATGCGGCTGTGCGTAACATTCGATATGGATCCAATTCATTACTTTATGGTGGATACACATGTGTTCCTGGAGATGGAACCAATGTGGTGGTTAACAACGCTACTGGTGCATCATCAACTGGATATCAAATTACCTCTTAGCTGGAGTTGAACTCATCAATTTCATCATCCAAGGTATTGTCATAAGTCTCATTGTTGTCTTCGTTGATTAATGTTGAGTTAGGTTTCTTATTGTTATTGTTAGGTTTCTTAACAGTTGACTTCTTAAACTGTGGCGCTTTTGGCGGTACTTTCTTGGATGCCTGTTTCTTCTTGGGAGAAAGCTTAGGTGCCGGAAGGTAATCCTCAGGTAGACACAATTTTAACTCATCGAAATCATCCTGTAATGTTTCCAGACGCTCCGTGAGTTCAGTTATTTTTTCAGACTGATCGTTGATGATATCAAAAAGCTTGTTGATGTTCACATCCAATTCATTGACACTTCCTTTAACATTGTTAATATGGGTGTTTGTTCGATTAGTAATACTTCGGAGACTATCTACCTTTTTAGTTACTTCGTTTATCGCATCTGTCCTTGCCCGATTTTCATCCAAGACCCGTTTGTTAATATCCTGTAAAATAATGTTATTATTAGTATCGATTATTCGTTGAAGCTCAAGGTTATTTCGATATAGGTAAATACTTGCTGAAATGGTCACCAAAATAGATACACCAGCAAGTATCGTAGTGACATTGAAGAGTGAAGATCCACTGCTTTCAGACATTTGGTTTCTTAATGGATTTTTTTATTTAGACCCTGTGAGAAAAAAGATAGAAAAGGTGTCTATCGATACTGAACCACTTACAATATTATTATATAATTATTCACTTTACATAAAAATTCATAAAATGAATTTTTATAATTAAAATACCTTTTCCGGTAATTAAAATGGCGAATGTTATAAGTAACAAGAATATTCTAAAAGGGCTTATCTCTGTTCAACCTGAGAAGCCTACACTCAAACCGACAACAAAAAAGTGGGAAATAGAACAAGGAGTGAATGAAACACCTGAAGATACTGAATATCGAGCTTCATTAACATATGTAGTTGATCCTGAACGTATTACACCTTCAGAGATCTCTCAGGGGTATATGAGATACAATATCATGTGTTATCCGGGAATGAAGTATGAATTTAAATAACCTAAACCAAAATTTGCGCAGTTGAAAAATGGCTGATATCATTATCTTTATTGGTAAGTATGGATGTCCAGGTTGTGATAAATTTAAGGTTGAGTGGGATAAAATCTGTCTTGACAAGGATATTTCACAGCGAGTGTATCTCCGACAGCAAATAGTTGGACGTGATCCAGCTGATAATACTGTATATTCAATGATGGAAGCCTTCAGCAATGTATCAACAGTACCTACTATTTTACGTGTTAAACACCGGGATTATATTAAGTATTTCGATATCTGTGATGAGACAAAACAACAGAAAATACCTGGAATTATTCCTTCTGAAACATATTCAGGTTCAATGACATATTCAGCTGTGAAGAATTGGATTTTGTAACAACTCCAATTGAAAAAATAAACAACCAAATGATAACCTCAAAAATGAAGAAAACACCCAGTTTTCCACTATTCAGTCAATTGACTGAACGGGCGCAGCAAGAGCCAATCTCCTTTCCCGACTTTGACAAATATTGGGGATTTATCTGTAAACTAACACCTGATCAACAGAACACTCTGTATCATCTGGTGGAATACTTCTACAAACAAAAACCACCACCAGATGTGGTAAAAAATATGCCAGGTGGTAAAGGTGTCACTCTCAATTTCGTCAAACTTGATCCGCAATTGCAACAAATTATTCTCCACTATGTCAATCAGGTTTAAATCTTTCAACCAATGTGGGTGATTACCCACATTTGAATGTATGCTTAAGCATTGTTAGGCGACCATTCTGCAACCACAGATGCTACCTGTTCTTCAGACAACCCCATTGCCGACAAGAAATCAGCTAAGGTATCTGGATTGTCAGAACAGATAGGGTAGGAGACGATACGAGAACGACGTGATCGACCGCCTTCCTTTGGAGCGTCACATGCCTTATATCCAGAAAGTTTATCCTTGACGAACTTGGACACATCCAAAACCTTGTTAATTTTACCCGCTTCTTCCACTTTAAGTCGTAAACCTGTTACCGGATCTTTCTTAATGGCTGTTTTACTACGACTGGCTTTGATAGCTTCCAAATACGCTGACACTTCACTACAATGATCGTCAACACTCTTAACCGGTTTCATATTAACCTGTTTGTTAGCCATCAGTTCCTTGTAAATCCAAGAATCGGGAACATTTCGATACTCCTCGAGAACTTCTCGGTTAACCACCCATTTGCTATTGTTAAGTTCCGACACAACATCAGTCATACCCGCATTGATCAATGCATCAATGTTTTCAGGATTATCCACAAACTCCTGAATGGCTTTATCAGTGCCGACACAACGAAGCAATCCATGGTATAACAAATCCACATTCTTCTCTTTCTTCAAATGATTCATCGCACCTGACAATGAGAGAGGATTCTGGGTAAAATCAGGTAATTTGTAATATTTGTTATGTTCCACACATGATCTGTAAACATCTCCCAAAGTCTTCTTACTGGATTTAGGTTTTGAGGTGCTAACCGGAGGTTTCACCTCTGGCTTAGTCACTTTTGCCTTTGACACATCAGGTTTCACCACAGGTTCAACCTTTGGTTTTACAGGTGTTTCAGTTTTTGTAACCACATCAGGTTTGGAAACAGGTTTAATAACAGATTGAGCGGCTGGTCTAACCGGTGTAGGTTGAGACTTACCGATGGGAACTCTGTTGATAGGTGCAGGTTTTGCTGATGCCATTTTATGTTATTGTTGTTATGTTTAGATCTGGCACCTGCAATTTTATAATCAATTCTTTGAGTAAAGAAATATATAAACATAATACCATTACTAATTTCAAGTTTTTAGGGAAAATACGAAATTATTTTTGATGAAGCAATAGTTACTTAACATCAAAAGGTTACAATTATACATAATATACATGTATGTAAAAGAAAAGGAAATTATATGAAGGTATTCGTTAAACCATTGGTGAAGGTTCAATTAATACTATCCACCATTTCTCGTCTCATATGTATTTTTTTCTCATCATAAATGGCAAGTAGTTTTACATTTGTGGTGATGGTGCTTATCATCGCAATTCTTGGAATTATCTTCACATCTGTAACTGTTTATTATACAGTACAGTTGCGTAATGGTGTGGTGTTAACTAGTGGACAACAAAATGCTCTATTGTTTTTAAATGTGTTCCTGTTAATTCTATTGATTATTATTATGATCTGGTCAATATTCGCAATGATGTATACTGGTAAATCATCCACACCTTCATCTCCGGGTGGTGTGCCTCCGGGTGGTGTGCCTCCGGGTGGTGTGCCTCCGGGTGGTGTGCCTCCGGGTGGTGTGCCTCCTGGTGTGTATCATCAGGGTGGTATGCCTCCTCCCCCTGGTGCTATTCCCCCTGGTGCATATCCGGGAACTATGCCTCCTCCCCCTGGTGCTATTCCTCCTGGTGCATATCCGGGAACTATGCCTCCTCAATGCCAACAATATGTAAACCGTGCGCCTGGGTCTACACCAAATTTAAGCAATGTTCCACAACAGGCAGTAAATAATCAATCTGTAGGCTTGTATCAAGTCGGTGAACCCATTGCCTAAAAACATAAGTATTTGAAAGAAATGTCCAACGACAGTGAGGTTACTTTTCATGATGAATTCGTTAAACTTACAGATGCTATGAAAGCTGTGACTGAAACAGATATTAAGCTTAATGCACCTATCTGTAAGTATGTAGATGCATACAATCGAACGATTAGATCCAAACATGAGGAATTGTTCGTGAAGATCTTTGATGAAAATTATGCAAGTATTCTTACAGAAACTGAACGTGGAAGTTGGTTGAACAATAAGGAGAAGGAGGTTAAGATCATGTTTGGAACTGGTAAGGCAGGTGCATTCCTTCCATTTACTGAGGTTTATCGGAAGGCAAAAATATATGCTTCGAATTCATACAAGATGATAAGCAAACCCCTGACACCTTTATATCCAAATATTATTCTTCTACATCTGTACCGTATTTTTAATTTGTTGAAACCTGATGATAACTTGATGCGAAAGATCAAGATTATTGAAAATGAGCTTCGTGGGAAGACCGACAACAACAATTTTGATATCTCATCTATTGCTAGTGGGCTGTTAGATACGGCTCGAAAAACAGTTCCCAAAAAGTATTTACCGTTAGTAGATCAGGTTGCATCCTTGACCACATCTGATAATTTGAACAAGATTATGGGGAATCTCACTGAGTTAGCTGAAGCCGGTCAGGTAGCCATGCCTGAAATCACGAAGGGACTTGAAAAAGTTACGAAGGGTGAAAAGGATATTACATCTCTATTGCAAGATGTGGTTACTAACCCAGAAGTTTCCAAACGACTTGGAGGTGTTAAAGATACAGTTAAGGATGTAATGAATGTAATGAAGACCAAAGGGTTTGAATTTGCACCAGAGTTAGAGGACAAGGTTAACACCGGTGATTTCGGAGATGTCTTCAAGACACTTATGGATCAATCTGAGTTAAAAGAGGATATTGAACTCTTGAATTCATCAGTCAGTAAACTTATTGACAATAGTGGTTCCAGTAGTTCAGAAGACACACAAACATTAACACTGGTTGAGAAACTTAAACAGCTTCCTACCGAACAGCTTCAAGAATTAATGGAAAAAATGTCCAATCCGGAATAAAACAAAAAGAATTAAAGGGTCAATTGACCCTTTAACATCAAAATCACTTACTTGCGTTTTAGAGATTGGAATGCCTTACCTGCGTATGAATTCTTGACAGCTAATTTTACCGGTTCTTCGGGTTGTTCTTCTTCGGGTTGTTCTTCTTCTTGTTCCTCTGACTCTTCGGGTTGTTCTTCTCGCTCTTCTGGTGACTGTACATCTGAGGTATCAGTGGCAATCTTTTGTAGATTCTCTAATAGTTTCTTTAATGCATCTGGATTTCGTGCGTAGAAGTTTGTCATCGAATCAACAAGTTGAGGTGTAATGGTCTGGGTTTGTTGCATGGTTTCCACACTGAGAACTGTAATTTCAGTTGCATACATTTGAATGGTAATGTTATTACCATTACTGTACAAGTATGTAATTCTATTCTTGGGAATAAACCAGAAGCGGGTTTTCTTACTTAAGAGTTTTTGAATTTCCACATCTGTCATGGGAATACCAGTTTCACCCTTTTCAGTATCGATTAGAGTTCCATCTTTCTTAACAGCGGTGTAGAATCGCGTGAATGGTTTGATGTTAATGAACGTGGTGGCATCTGCATAGTTTTTGGAGTCATCAGGTGGGTTGATGAGTGGCTTCAACAGCGTGGTGATCATCTCAGGTGTTTTCTTAAATGCTCGTGCCTGTTCACACGCTAATTTTGCGACTCTTTCGGTGAGATCTTTACGGAAGCGATAATTATATGAATCTTCCTTTAATTGAGTAAGAAGACCACGTTTGCCACTGATCTTTTGAACAATCAAACCATAGGTATAACATTCAGGTTCAACCACTGACCAATGTTCCACTCCATCATAAATCAATGTTCCACTTCCATATGTGGTTCCATTATCCTTCTTACCGAAGGATTTCTTGTCAGATTCATCTGAAAGGTCAATCTTCTTGAAATCAATGATGTTCATATGTAACTTGTTTGGATCGAAATCCTTTGCATCAATAGTGATATACTTTGAAGTCATACTGTGATTAAAACGGTGTTAGAATACGGTTATTTTTCACCGTAAGAAATATATTACTAAATCAATTTTAGAAGTGAGATACAAATTCCCAACCAGCATCTGTACCTCCTAGGAGTATACATGCTTCCTTAAAAATTCTTTCATACTCTTTCAATGCTTCATCTCCATTTGTCATCTTGAAGTCTTCCAGTTTTACGGGAACCTTTTCCTGATGTAGAAACTTGAAGATCAAATACTGTCCATTGATGATGGAATTAAGTTCTTTTGGGATCTGTGGATAGATTTTTACAAACGCTGTAGTCCGTTTGTCAATGACGGCTTCCTCATATGCCATATAATTAGGTAAGGGTAAACCAAGGTATTTATGTGCAATATAGTTCATATCGGAATAATACTCTTCAAAATTATATTGTTTAAGTAGCTTGATAATGTATGCTTTGGTCATATTGTCTTTAGTGACGGGTTTTGACATCTCACGCATTGACGCGAGATGTTCATCAAAGCAGGCAGATATTTTATCCATAGGTATTTTGATATCTCCAATCCCTTGAATCCGGTGGAAGATCTTTCGAATATTCTCCACAATTTCATAATTCTTCTTCTTGGCCTTGGTAGCACTTTCACCTACGATAGTTTCAATAGGTGCACTAACAGTCATATTACAGGATGGACATATAAGATCTGTACCTCTATCTGTCTTTTCCAAACTACAATTACAATCAACACAGTAATTAACTACTGAAATTTCACGAGTTAGATGAACGGTAATATATCGTTTGGCTATTTGAAGCCACTGTTCAATAATATTTATTCTGTGTATGTCTGTATCTGAATATGGTAAACTCTCCCCAACTTTTACAGCTCGTGGTCGTGAGCATTTACGATATTCCACAATTAGTGGTTCTGCCAAGGAAGGGTATGTAGTGTTGTTGTTAATAAGTTCAGTAGCTTCTTTTTCTAACCGTGTAGCTTCGTTTTCCAGGGCTATTTTTTCCACTCTCCTTTCCACTTTTGTGGCCTTTGCTCGCATTTTTTCAGCATCTGCCTGAAGCTCTTGCGCTTTTTTAACATCCCGTTTTAACTTGTTACGCACAATGAAATCACCATAGATAATATCATAATCAAGTTGATATTTACCTGTGATCACATCGGGAGTGTTGATAGTAGTTTCGTCAACGATCTTAGTGAGATCGAAGCCCTTTCTTTTTAAAAGCATTTAATTTGTTTCCATCAAGCTTAGATGTCTTAAATGTTTACATCGTTTTTACATCTTAAAATTTACAGAAAGATACAAATATTTTCGCATTGAATTAAATGCTCAATAGTTTCCTTTGGATTTTAATAGTTATTGTTATTGCAGGCTTATTTAGCTCGGCAGTGACTATTCCAGGAGTAATCGGATGGTATCCGTCTTTACGCAAACCAGTTGGAACACCTCCAGAATGGCTGTTTGGAATCATATGGCCGATAATGTATACCTTGTTAATTCTGAGCACATATTTCGGATATGAATCCCAGTTTGACACTCCTGTTCGTGGATGGATTATTATCAACTTCACACTTATCGCTATCTTAATAGCGTTGTGGTCATATGTTTTCTTCTACATGAGGAATATTAAAGGTGGTTTAATTGTTATCCTGTTGCTATTATTCACATCCATTTACCAATTTTGGACATTGAGCGCATATGCCAACAATCCAATTGCAGGTGCGTTATTGTTACCTGTAGTCCTATGGTTGTTATATGCTACATATTTAAATATGGGTGTGGTTGTGTTAAACCCAACCAATAATACTACCTCTACATGTGGAGATGTTAATGAACAAATAGAATAATGTCATCATTTTTAATGACTTGTTTCTTTTTCTTGGGTTTTGAATCACTGTCATCTAATAAACCCTCCTTTTGATCATGATAATAACTTATCAACGCCAGAATAGTTAAAGCTACAGACATGGTCTGAGTTATTGATCGGAAATGTTTCACAATTCCCAGCCAGCGTTCGGGCACCCAGAAGTCCACCATGGAGATAATAGCAATACCTGTAGCTAACACGACTATTAACAGGAAATGTTGTGTGCGATCTACCCGAGCTGCTGCCCACACAAGAATTGGAAAGATAACAATCATCAGATTACCAACTGTATTGGAACGGTATGCCCATTTTTCAGCATATGGAGACAGTTTTCCAGCTGTAGCCAGTGCAACCAGGAACAGCACATACGGGGTTAAGATAACTAACCATTCCAACCAGCTGTTGCAGTCAATACCTATGTAAAGAATTAATAACGTCCACACTGTTATCGCAATAATATATAACCATTTAATCCACACTGGGTTATGGTCACACAACTCACATGGCACATGGGAATTATCATGATGATGAACATGGGAGTGGGACTCCTCATCATACATTTATGAATACAGATTTTATAAGTTGTTAAGTGTGAAATTTCACACTTATTATTTGACATTTAACCATTAAACCATTTTTTCAGAAACCCAATCCAGGTATCTACACGATTTTGATAATATGCCTGTAATAATATTAATGTGGGCATTAGTTCATTACTCTTGGTTCGGTTTACGAGTTCCTGAAGTTTGGAAATGAGAATATCATGTTTGGATTCTGTAATCTTGTCTGTATTTACTTGACATTTACATGGAGTCGAGAAGGTAGCATTACTAATTAAATTATTGATCGTGCTCAAGCGATGATTGTCCTTGTCAATGTTTTCGATAATATCCCGTCGGAGTTCGAATGTCTTCGAGACTGTATTCAAATAATCACATAGCTGTTCAAAATTAGGATCTATTGGTAGAGGCTTCTGAACCACAGGCGTCACCGCCTGTGGTATTTTTATTGCATTACGATTTAGACATTTCTTAGTGCTATCAAGAGTATATAATAACTCCACAAACCTGTTCCAATCAAACTTATTATTAATGATAAGTTTGATATCATCATTAGGTACTGAATCAAACCTGGTCAAGCCAAAAAATCGTAACAACATCTTCACATCATTGTGATTGTGATACTTTGAAGGTAATGTTCGGGTAAGTAAGTAAAAGATGTCGTAAAACTCATGGGGAACTCCCAGAATATTTGCGCGCTGATTGATATAAGTAACTATTTTATCATCCTTGGTCTTGATATATGACCGTCCCGTATCAATAACAATAGCATAGAAGTTTGAATATACTGTTCCCCATGGATAGTTAATTGTTTCATTCCTATTTCGTTCCAGGATAACTACATTTCCACCATGTAGATCATAATGGGTAAATCCACACTCCTCATACAGCATTCGCAAGGTGAAGAATACCTGTATATAAGCACGCATTAAATCTGTCAATGTACATTCATCTCGATATTCTGCCAAGTGAGGACCGTTAATATACTCCGTTGCAATGTAGTGGTAATTACGATTAGCTGAGAACTCCTCTGGAATATCAGGCATATCTCGGGTAAGAATAACCGGTGCTTTAAAAACACCCATTGTATATACAATCCCAGGAGTGGGAAGTTTCGATCTTAATCGATTTAAGGTGAAACCAACTGCACCTTCATGTATAGCATCATCTCGAATCCGCGTGTTTTTAACAATCTTCATGGCAAACTTGTTCTGAATTACGTATACCTTGTTTTTGATAACATGAGCTTCGCGCAATAATTTCTTTAGCTCATCTTTAGCAATCGGAAATTTACTTCCCATGTTAACCATCTGTTTCCAAAATAACCCTGTAATCATATCAAGATCATTAGGGTGTTTTCGAACAGCTTCATGCCAAGAGATTGTATCTTTGGTATTGGTTATCATGTTTGACATTTCCTTAAGAACAAGTTCTTTACAGTAATCCATTTTTGATACCGCGTAATTTTTTACAAATGATACGTGGTTTGAGTTCCAGATGCGTTTTTAACGTTATTAGTCTGATTTACCAACTGGTTGAACATATTTGTTATACTTGACGGATTCACATCCTTAACACCATTAAAAAACCGTACAAATGTATTTAACAACGGATCATTCTCAAACTCATCACCATTACGTAATAATCTCTTTATCAACCCATTTCCGGATTGAATCAACGTCTCGGGAGTGCCAGGTAAATATGATCTCGCGAAATATGTTATCAGATTAATTCCCGATACCAATGTTAAACCACCAAAGAAATTCCACGCAAGCTTATTTAATGGTGACCCCTTACCACCACCATCCTTAGGTGTAATCTCATCTGCAATTTCATACATTAACTCATCATCATCATTGATCATATCGATTTGATCCTCGATAAATCCCATCGCATTAATACCTATTATTTTTGTTAACCATGCCTCTGCAACTGCAGAAGCAAACACATACCATCGTATACACAACTTCTTCTTCTTTGCTACCTGTACTGGACGATACATATATCGCTGATAATAATCCACCAACTGATCATAATTAGCAATTCCAAGTGTGGATGGATGTATCAATTTCACATTTGGATTCTTATGAATGATCATGTTAATATCATTGGTTAATGTGATTAACCGTGGGTCATACTGTTCCGGCTGATATACAGACTGAAGTGTTTGTTGAGGAACATACTGAGTGTTCTGTTGTGACTCTCGTTGTGACTCTCGTTGTGATTCTCGTTGTGACTCTCGTTGTGACTCTCGTTGTGACTCTCGTTGTGACTCTCGTTGTGACTCTCGTTGTGACTCTCGTTGTGACTCTCGTTGTGACTCT